CTTGCATGTATAGGAACTCCAATCTTTCTACCATTAATATCATGCTGATCTTCACCATACTTGTATTTTGTTATTTCAGATATGGATCTTGGAAAAGAGATTTCTTCTGGTGGCAGTTTCTTAAATTCTTTTCTAGCATTTTCAATAAACTTTTGAACTTCATCTTCAGTTCCATTCATCATAAGTTTAAGAGCATCTTTGATCATCTTGCGACATGGTGCAGGTGTAGATGACTTGACTGCCTCAATACCCATCATCTTTAGTTTGGGTTCTTCATATCTGACACCCTCACTATCCCATACATTGAGGATGTATCTCTTCTTAGCAGTCCATATACCACGTTCTGCGATGTTCTCACGTTTCATGAACATCTTCTGATCATATGCGTTTACATATTTCGCCAACGTTTCGTAAGAATGTTCAATATAAGGCTCAAATTCAGTTTCGCACACCTTGTTAAGGAAGCTAACGATAGACGAATTAGTAGTCTCTCTTCCTTGGTATACACGGTCAACCAAAGGACCAAGATTAAGGTAGATGGAATCAGTATCCGAAGCAATAACGTAATCAATGTCATTTGTTTTTAATATACTGTTAATTTTCTCATTCATTTTATTCTCTATCCAACGGATAGAGACTTGCCCACTTAAGGTAATGGCTTCAGCATTAGCCAATTTGTAATATCGAAAATACTGATTCCCAATAGCACCATAAGCACTGTTAAGAGATATCTTCTTTGCCATTTGAATATTGTTGCATCTAGAAATTTCCTTAGATAATTTATTAGAAGGTGTCTTTTCATAATCCTGTTTTGCCTGTAACATTCTCTTCTTAAAGATGACCCTTTCTTGGTACATCTTATCCATAAGTTCAGGAAGGAATCCTCGCACATCCTTCCTATACTGCGCTCCATTTGCACAAACTGCATAATCTCCATTAATTTCAACCTTCTGTTTTAAGAACCCCTCAACGCTCGCGCTGGGATGTCTAGTTTCCCTGATGGTCTCTGGGGAAATATTGTACTGCATAATAAGATGAGGATACAGACTGTTGAGGTCAAAACTAACAACCCAATCATACTTGCCTGGTTTCGGTTCCTTGACATAAGCACCTGCGTATTTTTCATTCTTTTGATTCCTATTCTTAGGAGGAATTACTATGTCCCTCTTTTTCAAATAGTTATAGATTATGTTGTCCCACATCCTCACCTGATAGAACACATCTTTATAATTCACCTTAGCATCATATGCCATAGTGATTGCGAGTTCAATCAGTTTCATCTTGTCTTCCAAACGGTCAACAAGTTCTACGTCAATTATATTATATTCTATATATTTTTGCCAGTTTTGTGTATAGAAATCTTTAAAGGTTTCAAACTCAGAGTGGTCTAACTTCTTCTGTCCCAATTCTACCTGAGCAATATAATCCAATCGATAAGATTCTTGTGCCTTGTAAGTAAACTTCTTATAAAGATCAAGATAATCTAACTGAGAAAGACCACCAACATCAAAGTAATTTTGTTTTCTACCTTTTATATAAATCTCATTCTCAGTTACCAATCCCCAAGGAGACATCCTTTTCATTTCTTTCTCACCAAGAACTCGTGTGAGTCTCTTACAGATATAAGGAATATCATACATTTCGATATTCCACCCAGTCACAATATCAGGTGCATACTGATCCCAATAATCAATAAATCTTTGAAGTAGAGTCCACTCATTGACACATTCAATGTATGTAACATTCTTTTGCTTTACTTCAAAAGGATGCAAACCCCAAGTAACTATCTGTTTTGTATTATAGTCCTGAATACTAATAGCTAATATTTCTTCAATTGCAGATTCTACATCAGGGAATCCATTCTCCGATGCAGTTTCAATATCAATTGTGCATATTTTTATCTTAGAACTATCAAATTCTATTTCATCTTCTGGATATTTTTCTGATATGTATTGAGAAACATACCTATCATTACCATAGATTTTAAAATTATCTACGTCCTCATATTTCTTATAAAACTCACGACAGTCACGAATAGATCCTGGTTGGATGGGTGAAACATTTTCACCCTCCAAAGTTTTAAATTTTGATTCTTTAGGAGACGGGACAAAAAGAGTAGGTCTATACTCCTCTTTAAATTTGTCACGTTTACCATCTTCATAACAACGAACAAGGAACTTGTTCCCAATCATCTGCACGTTAGTGTAGAATTTCATTTAATCAAGTTTTGATATTTTTCAAGTATAGTGGGTTTTGGTTCTGCAATAGTTAATATCTTATCAGAAGATATCATAAATGTATTATCATTAGAATGATTCAATAACCAAGGAGTTAAAGTCTCATCACTATTATAAACAAATGGTTCGATTAGTTTGCAATCAGGTTCTCCAATCTCAACACCAACCTCTTCGATCTGACTCACTAATATCAGATCTGACATTAAAACAATTAATTTAATCACTAGATTTTAATTCCTCTACTTCTTTTTTTTCTTTTTCTAATTCTTCAATGTCTTCAGGTTCTAGACCACCATCTGGTCTACCCTTTTCCCATGCACCATTTTCACCTAAAACATTCTCTCTGTATATTTTGTCTGCTTTAGCAACTGGTTCTACAAATGTAGTTACATGATCTAAAGGAATAGATATATTTTCTTGTTCAGTGAGTGGAATCCAAGGATGCATCTTCAAGTCATATGTTTTGACTCTTTCTCCTGATAAAAGAGGAACTTCCCTTTCATTCAATTTTATGACGCAAGGTTTGAAAAATGTGTAACCAATTAGATTACCATCATCAGATTTCATATCAGTAACTTTTGTTATTACTTGATCACCAGATCTAAGTACTGCAATTTGAATTGACATAATTTTTGTTTACCTTTAAATATTTTAGCAAAAAAATAAGGGATCGTCAAGATCCCCTTTTATACTTATCTTGTATACCATCCATCACATCTAATAGATGATCAAAATCTTTTAATTGTTCCATATCCCACAATAGTTTTGATAATTGTTGAACTACTAGTGGTTTTTCATTCATTGCTGCAGTTCTAATAGCAGAACGTACATGAGATTCTGCATCTAAAAGATGTCCTTTGGTTTGGTCTGATAATGTCATTAAATAAAGTCCTTTCGAGCATGGTGTTCGGGAATGATCTTTCCTAGTTGTATGGTAAGAAGTCCGTCTTTAAATGAAACATCCCTGACTTCTGTATCGTCGGAGAGAGTCCATGATCTTGTGAAACTTCTCTGAGCCAATCCTTTATGGAGGTACTCGGATGTAGTTTCTTTTTCTTCTTTTTTGCCTTCAACAAATAATTTTCCGTATTCGGTGTAGACATGAACCTCCTTTTTAGTAAATCCAGCAAGTGCAATCTCTAATTGAGATTCAACATTATTTAACTGTACTAGATTGTATGGTGGGTAATTTGATTGAGTTTCATGAAGATTAAAAAAACGATCAAAGTAATCGTCTAAACCTATACTGTTTCTGTTTATCCTATCTACTAGATCTGGAAGATTAGCAGAGTGATACCTCTGTAGTGAATTCATAGTTCCCCTTATTAAGCGAGTTGTAGATTGCGGATCCTTTCGGCATCCATAACCTATTTATATCACACTATCAAAAAAATACAGTGTGGGAAATACTACTCCTCAGTTGTTTTATTTTTCTTACCTATATTATATTTTTGTTCTAATATCCAATCTCCTTTGTCCTTATATGCTAAAACTTTTATTTGATTTAGTGGTGCAATATCTGTAACGGATTCTTCTTTTACAATATTAACAAGTCCCCAATCAGAAAGAAGACGGGTAATACGATTCCTACGTTGAACATCGTTAACCGTAAGGTTAGCATGTTTCCCATCAAGTGCAAACAACTCCTTAAAATGAACAAGATAATATCTACCTTGCTTATGCAATATGTGACAGGATTGATAGAGTTTTTTCTCCTTTCTAGATGCTACTCCAATTCTAGTAAGGGTCTCTCTCACTTTTAGGAAATCATCTGGTTCATTAAGAAGAACCTCAACCATTTGATCCTGAGACCAATTTACTTGTGGTTCAGTTGTTGTAGTCATTTTGTTCCACCTTTTTCAATTCGTTGTTTAATAAAATTCAGTTGCTGCTTAGTTAATATCTTAAGTGCCTGATATGCTTTTTCATTACCATATCCATAGTATTCTTTGACACATTCTAAATCATCAACTTTCTCTTTTCGGAGCCAAGGAGAGAATCTCTTCTTTTTCCTAAGTGTATTTAGATAAAAAGAATATTGCATATCTTTATCTAAGAAAGAATACTTATTCATTTCATTAACCAGTATGACACAATCAAGATGTCCTGATAAACAACGATTGATTATATAGGGTGGATAATCTTTTATAACAGAGGGATCTTCTTCAATGAGATTATTCTTATTAAAATTTATAGAGTTGAGCCAATCTTTTAATTCCATGCTGCTTCCAATGGTGTTTGTGGGACAATAGAATAGTTAGTTACCAACAATTCAGTTTTGACATTTTCATCAGTTCCTTTATCACCCCGATGTGCCATAGAATATCTCAACTTCCATTCTTTAAGATTATAGTTTTTATATAACTCCAAAAGTCTATCATTAACATTATACGTGATCATAAACTTATGACAACAATTATAAACATCATTAGCAAATCTATCATGATCAAACTTCTTATGCATCTCACGATTCTTTCCATATAAAAAATCTTTAATATCATATGGTGGATCTAAAAATATAAACGTATCATCAGATCCTGATGCTTTCATTACTTCTGAATAGTCAACATTAGTAATCTTCCAATGTTTAATTAATTTAGAAAACTGTGCAAGTTTATCTGCACCTACAAGAGAAAAATTAGAATTAGATGCAGTTTGTGAAAATGTGCTGTTCTCTGTGAGTCCTGAGAAACTACACTTATTCATGATGAAAAATGCTACTGCTTTCTCAAAATCATCATAGGTATCAATCTCTTCTTTATATCTATTGAATAGTTCTTTTGCTTTTGCAGTTACTTTATCTTTGTCACCTTCATCTAGTGTCCTTTGCTTTTCTTCACGCACTCTTTCAGATAACTCATCACCCCTATCTCTTAACTGTACCCAAAAATTATAAAGAGGCACATACAAATCATTTATCCACACAGGAATGTCTGGATTAGATTTAGTTATTTCAATTGCAATAGAACCACCACCAATAAATGGTTCCCTATATTCCGAGATGGTCTTAGGGAACCAAGGTGATAATGTTTTAATTGCTTTAGATTTTCCACCAGGATATCTGAGTGGAGTCTTCAACGATTTCATGACTTAGGTTTTTTTAATTTAAAATTCTCACGCATCTTAAAGAATTCCAGATCCCTCTTTCTCTTTTCTTCTTCTAGTTTGGATTTCTTGGTTTTTTGAAGACCAGGATTTAATGACCTCTTACTTGCCTTCCAGTTGATACCATTTTTATATCTGGTTTCCAGAGGAAGTTTAGTAACAGTTTCTTTAATCTCAACCTCCTCAACACGAAGTAATTCTATTTCCCAAACATATGTTCCTGTTGACAATGTACATTTAGAAACATCTTCATAAGCATACATCTCGTTAGTTGACTTTTCCTTATACAATAAGATTCCATTTTCAGATGCACTTGCACAAAGGTTTCCCCAATCACAACTTTCGTTGTAGAATCCACCAACTGTAAAATAGTACTTAGTTTTTTTCATTTGAATTCACACTCCACCATAATTTCGGTTAAACAAGCAAGTAAGTTAATCTCTTGATCAGCAACAAACGCTATTTGATACTGGTACTTTGCAATAATAAGTACGGCAGCAGGAATAGTGGAAGGCACAAGGGATTTGTAAAGACAATCGTAAAGGCGACGCAATAATACACCAGGATCATTGTCCAGATTATTGACACACCATTTACGTACTTCTGGAAAGTTCTTTTCTTTGAGGTTTTTAA